CATCGATGGAGTCGCCTAGGGCTTCGATAGCCGTAGCTCCATCCTTTACTAAGTCGGTCGATGTAGGTACCGGCCAATTAAAGTTAGGCGTTACTGTTGCCATTAGGTTAAACCTCCGTATGCGTTTTCCCACTCAAGTGTAGCGTTTACACCTGTCCAAATGAGGCTAGGCGGGCTTACTGTGTCCCACTGTGGCGCGACAAGTGAGAAATCTGTAGGGCTTAAAGTAAGGGTAAGGTCTACAAACTGAGGCGTAGCCCTAATCGCAAAGCCCTCTACAAAGCCGTTAAATGATCCGTTAAACATATTGATAGGTAAATCGTTAAGTACTACAGGCTCACCAAAAAATACATCGATGAGCTTGTCTCGCTCTGCATCGGGTAGCGCTGAGTTATCTAATCTAAAAGTAATGCTTTGCAGCTGGTCACGTGGGATAGCACGGAGCCCTAGCTCACGATCCATAACATCATTTACGTCGCTGAGGTTATGTAGGTTAGAGCTTACGCTGCGCTGATATCGCCCATAGTTAGCGATAGAGGCCGCATCCAGGGCCGTAGCTTGGTTTGAGTAGTTATTACCGTAGTTAAATACAAGGGAGTTACGGATCTTACCGATTTGTAAAATAGATTTAACGCTAGAGGGTACGGCGTAATTAGCCGATAAAGTCGTATAGCCGTTAGCCGATAGGTAGGCGGTGCGATGGTCGGCATCGGCATAACATACGCGCCCTGCCTTATCCTCGTAGAGTTGGCCGAGGGCACTTTGAGCGATCTGAGCACAAAGGTTATAGCTGCTAAACGGATCAGCTGAGCGGCTAATCATCTCGTATAGTCCAGGCTGATCGATCTCACCAAGTCCTACGTTTTCAGCATTGGCCCACGTAGTCGTAGGGTTATAATCTGCCCACTGTAGCGCGGGTGCTACCTCAAACCACGAGTTAATAAGTAGCTCGTTAAGTATGTCGAATATCTGTGTACCGTCATACTCTTTGGCCAAGGCATCCGGAAAAAGGGCCTTAGTCAATTTAGCCAAGGATCCAACTGCCAATATGTTACCGATTGTTATAAATCCAGTTTCCTCAGGCGAGCGTACAGATATACCAAAATCGGATACCTCACCGCCAAACACCGGTACATATACTCCGGCGCTATTCTTAAGCTCAAGGGTTAGGCTATCGGTTACGTCAATATCAAACGCTGTGTTATTTACGTTAATGATCTCCATACGTGCGTAGCCGGCGTTACACTGTAAATCGATATCATCTCGGCCAGTAGCCATATTTACGCTAAGCACGTTATCGTAGACGGTAGTACCGACAATTATTTTCCACTCGGGGAGCCAAGTACTCACTCTAAATATACCGGCCTGTTCCTCGATCTACCGAGGTACCTCTGTATCCGGATTGATTAAGTACATCCTCAACCGCTCTAGCTACTGCCTCGGGATCGCTCAAGCCTGCCTCGATCTTAATATTATAGGTAGCAGGGTATCCAGCGCCGTAATTCATAGTGGGGCTGTATCCGCCTAGATCGCCTTGCTGATCCTCGGTAAGAGTTGGAAATAAATCAAAGATAGTGACATCTTTTTTAAGTCCCTTAGTAGCCTCGGCCATTTTATCGACGGTATCGATAACCGTAGACTTAGGTATAAGTGAGCCTACGCCGCTAGAGGTTAGCCCTCCGGTGTTACCGCCTGTACCTATTTTGCCTAATAAAGCTATGTAATCTTGTAGAGCCTTAAGTCGAGCATCGTCTGCTAACTTTTGCGCTTTAGCTACTCGGTCGATCATCGATAACTCAGCAGACTCGCGTAATAGGGTCGCTGTAGTAGCTGCGCTTGTAGTCTTACTCAAAGAGGCTAAACGTGCTATCTCTGTTAGTTGGATCTGAATACGCTCGCTATATGACTCCTTGGCCGCTAACTGGCCAGCTGCGACTATGGCGGCGTTATACTTCTTAAACGCCTCCTCACGTGCTAGCTCCTTATCGCCTTCGGCCATTTTGCTACTGTTAATTGCTGTTAGCTCTGTTAATAGTTGGGTGTTAATTGCCAATAGTGTGGCATCGCTGATCTCTTTAACGCCTGCTAGTTTGGCTAAATCCGCGTTCTTTTGGAGTGCTGCTAATTCGCTTATCTTTCGTAGCGCGAGGTCACCGTTATCCTCCTCGATGGCGATAAGTGCCTCTAAGCGTAAACGTGTCTCTTTGTCATAGGTAGCCTTAAGAGCTGCAGCAAGTGAAACTCTTTGAGTATCGAAAACGGCAGCAGCCTTAGAGAGTGAGAGCTTATTCTTTTCGGCGATCTGTGACTTCTTTTGGAGTGCTAATAACTCTTTTGCACGTCGAGCAGCATCAGCCTCGGCCTTGGCTCGCGCCTTGGCATCGGCCTTTTGTGTATCCTGGTTGCCAGCCGATAGCGAGCGATTACCAAACCCACCTGGGATCTTTCCAGCGTTGAGGCCGTAATACTGTTGCAGTACTTCGCCGGCTTTGAGGCCTAGAGTTACATCGATTAAACCGGCAATAGCAGTACTGAGGGTATCGATCTTGCTAATAGTATCGTCGATAGTCTCGCCACCGGATAAGGCAGTAAGAGCACCAAGTAAAGATTTACCAATCTTTTCGCTAGCGTTCTCTGAGGCTACGGCAAGTTTATTCATCGAGCCTATGTAACTATCGGCGGCTACCTTGGCTTGGCCAGCGAATAGGACTTGTAGACGTTGCTGCACTGTCTCAAAATTAGACGAGGCAAGCTCAGCCTGAGTGAGTCCTAGGTTAAGCGAGCGTAGTCCCTTAAAATTACCTACATATGCTTGGCTTAATTTTTCGCTTGTAGTTGCCAAGTCGGTGCCTGTCCCGGCTGATACGTCCATAGCAAGGTTTAATAATTCTTGGCTCTTAGCTACTGATCCGGTTACCTGCAATAGTTTTAACATCGCCGGCTGTAACTGGTCGCGGTTTACACCTGTAGCCGCTTCGAGCTTGTCTATGTACTGATCGATCTCAGGAGTAGCAAAGGCTAGGCCTAAATTACGTACGGCTGTGGTTAATTGCGCTACCTCTAGTTGCTGAGAGGCAAAAGCCTTAACCGCATTTTTACTATAGTTAGCTAGAGCAGTAACACTAAAGGCTATGCCGAAAGATTTAGCAAGGCTTTTTACGCCCTTCTCAAAACCTGCGATCTGCTTTTGGCCTTTAGTAAGTGCCTTGCCGTCAAAAGTGGTAACGGCATTAACTAATAAACTAGGTACCTTTGCCATTATGCCGCCTTCGCATATCTGCCTTGATTAAAGGCATTAACGGTATTAGTAATAGCTCTAATTACTGCATTTTGAGCTTTACCTTGATCCTCGTCCCAAGCTCTAAAAATCATACGACCGCGCTCGGCGCGATCACTGCCATACAAAGGCCCCATACGACTAACAAAATGAGCACCTGCACCTGGGTTGGTAGATCGACTCTTTGAGGATCCTCCAGGATTAACACGCCCGGCAGTCTCATAGATAGCGCCAGCTGCGGATCGGTTAGCGACGTAGTACAAAGCACGCCACCCATTACGGTTACGTGAGCTAGGAGCCTGGGCGTAGTAAATACCCTTTTTAACTGTCTCATAATCATAAAGTGGAAAACGGCGTATTTGGCCCTCTGCGTTAGTAGTTCTAAACGAGGAGTTACGAGCCGTAATCTTTCGGCCTACTGTGTTTTCGTTCCAGCCGTAAAGGTTGTCGGGTTGAGGCGATGGAGCATAACCTCGCGCCTTATTACGTATAGGGATCATCACCGCTTTAATCTCGGTGTTCATCTCCTTAAGCAACTCCGGATCTACTTTACGGATCGCCTTAAGGGTGCCTTTAACGCCTTCGAGATTTACGGGCATTTTGTTCAACCTCCTTAGCTTGATCGTTTAGCACTTGTATTAACATCTTGTACATCTCTGCATCGAGGTCGAGTACCGCTTGAGGCGGGATCCCTAACCGTATAGATAGTTGCGCTACCTGATAGGTAAGGGAGTCCCGCCCTAGCTTAAAGGTTCGTCGTCTAGTACCTCGACCTTTACTAACATATCTAAAAAGTCTGCTCCGAAAATTGGCACTGTTACGCCCGAGGATCTAAGACACTCGTGCGCTAACCAATATACGTCAGTTTGCTTTTCATCATCTCTAAAGGCTTTGTGGAAACCTTTTTTTGCATAGAGCTCAAAGGCGTACTCAATCCGAGGAGTAATTTGGTGCTCGGTTACTTCTCCGGTAGCCCTTGTTATTTTGAGTCGTGCCATTTGTTGCCCCTTTGTTAGTTGGTTATGGTGTTACGTCTACGACGATAGGAGAGTTACAAGTAAATGTAATGCTCTGAGTAGAGATATCTCCGACTGCGCCGTTAATATCTGTAGTGTTATTTACTAGCACTGTAGTTTGGTACTCAGGGTTTGTAGCTGAGACTACCGCGCTAGTTTGCTTAAGAGTTAAAGGCACTGTAGTACCCCAAGCCGCCTGCAAAGTCTGTAGTACTTCGCCTGTAGCAGTATCGTTTAAGAAATCTAGAGTAATAGTGGAAGTCTCTAGTCCCTTAGTAAATTTACGCGATGAGTCGCCCATCGCTGTGACCTCTAATTCCTCGAAAACTCTCGAGATACTAGCGCTTGTTACGTGATCTGAGAGGTCTACCGAGTTAAGGGTTACGACCACTCCATTTGATAAGAATATGGCCATTAGCCTATTCCTCGCTCTCTGTAGTTGGTGTTGGTGTTATTGGCTTTGCTTTTGCTACTTTAACCGGTGCAGGCTCGTCTACGATCTGCCCGATCTTTCGCAAAAACTTTAGATCATCCTCTGTGTACGGCATTGTCAGCTCCAGCTCGTGAGAATTGAGATATTAAAATCGGCCGTTAGTAAGTCTCCACTTTGTACGCTAAGTACGCTAGGAGCCGACATACTGCCAATATTCATTACGATATTTGAGGCAGCTAGTTTATTAAATACTGCTACCGCTAAAGTCTCGATGCCGTTGAGGTTTCCGTGATTATCCAGCATTGGCACCGTCATAATAATTTTTAGGTTTGCTAAAGGTGCGATACCTGCATTGGTGTTATTACTTGGAGTAATGTAATTATCCGCTGGGGCTACGATTACGCTATTAGCCGTAATAGTTGGCGGTGGGTACGAGTAAGTATTCCAAGCGTTAGCGTTTGCTAAGGCTGTAGCTAGTGATGCGCGTAAAGTAGTAATAGGTGCGGGCATTAGCCGACCATACTGTTTGGGTTTGTGTATCCAGCGATAAGCCCACGGATTTTGCCGATCATTGAATTACCCATTCTGTATGGGCTCGGGCTAAATCCATCGATGGATACGCCACCAGTTTGTGAGACTTGGCGAGCTTGGAAAATATCTACGGCTAGGATCATCGCGGCCTCGCGGATCGCTGGGGTAGTGGCATAAGAGTTCGTCTTTGTATCTGCTCCGACGGCTGAGCCGTAAGGGAGTATGCGTTGAAAATTAACGTTAGCGGCTACCTTGGTAAACTGTATAAAGCTATAACCTGCCGGCCAGTTCCACGCTTGAGTATTCCAGGCGATAGAGGGCAGTTGAGTCGAGGTTCCATTAGTCCAAGGCAAAGTACCAGTAATCGTGTAGGTACCGTTAAAGGTTGAGCCGCATCCACTCAAGGTTACAGACTGGCCAGTACTAAAGATTGCAGGATTAGCGACCATAGCCGTACCTACAT